ATCGATTTAAGTTTAATCATGTAAATAAATATCCTTTTAGGGACAAAAAGAAGGCTCTCATTTTCACGAGAGCCTTCCATGTGTCCAGTTTAGCGTGCGTTTAGGCGTTAGGGAAACTTGCACCTGTAGGTAGAATGTTGAAGTCCAAGATGATGAATTCAGCAGTCTTGGTTGGTTTCAAGTAAATCTGACCATATAGGATATTCTGGTCAATAACATCTGGAGTGTTATTGGTTTCATCCATTTGAACAAAGAAAGCGTATAGACCGGCTCTCTGTTGAATGGATTCCAGATATGGATTGACGATACTCAAGAACTTGTTACGAGTAGCGGCAACGTTCTGTTCAAACACCAAGTAATTACTCGTTGAAGCGAAGAATTTCTTAATGTTGATTAACAGACGACGAACATTGATTCGGTTTAAGGCACTATCTGCATTTTGGAGCGTTTTTTGACCCCAAACCACAATACCAGCACCAGGGAACGCTGCGATAGGGTTAACCTTACCTTCATACAACGTATCACGTTCTTCATGAGTCGTTCTATCGGTTACCTGAACAGCAGATGGGATACCACCACGGTTCAAACCAGCAGGAGCGAACCATTCAGCGGCAACCTTATCTGAAGCAGCGTAAACTCCCGGCATAATTACCGAAGGTGGAACTGTTACGATTTGGTTGATGTTTGTGTCAAGAATTTTGACCCAAGGATAGTAAGCAGCAGCGTAGTTCGTGTCATATTCGGCAGCGAACGAAACTACTTGGTCAATCTGACCTGAAGCAGGATTACCACTATCTACATACAAATCTAGGATGTAAAATACATCTCCACGTTTCTCACACATATCCACTGTTAAGTTAGTGACATATGGATGGTCTTCGTGGATGATACCAGGCGTCACGATAAGGTTAATATCGAATTCATCAGCATTTCCAAGTGCGGAAATTGCCTGATTATATGCGATAGAACCGGCTGATGTGCTGGTTGTGCAGTCTAATCCTTGAGTATTTCCAGGAGCGATGTTCTCACCAACATTAATTGGAATTGCTGGGCTTTGACCATCAAAACCACCCTGGAATCCAAGAACGAATTTACGCATTCTGACGTAGGTTGGTTCATTTACAGCGTCAAAGATTGTAGGAACAGCATTACTACCTGATAGGAAACTGCCAATACCTACACCATATTGTTCATAGTCATCGTCAAGGGCGAATTGTATGTTTCTGCCCGTGCTTGGATATGCTCCAAATACTGGAAGTGGTGCGAAGTATTGTAGATTATCCGAAGCAGCACCATTTCCAAATGATGAAGTTGGATACAAACCACGTAATTCAGCATCTGCACCAACAGGTGCATCACCAAAAGTGATACCAGATGGATACTTACCAGGATTCAATCCATAAACTGAAGCCTTGGTGTATTTCACTGTAGGAGTCCAATATCCAGCGGAACTGTTAATTGGAGTTACCAATGCTTCAAATCCATAAGGAATTACTGTTTCAGGATATGGGCTAGTATTCATTACAATTCTAATGTAATTACTGTTATTTGAGAATGTTCCAAATTCAACAATCTTACCATCAGCATTAATGAAATTATATCTATCACCAATCAATCGGGCAACGAAATTCGCCGAGGTTGGGTCCATTGTACAGTTAGGGAACTGTTCAAGATAAACTGGCTTTTTATCAGTGTCCGAGAAGGAACGAACTGATAGAGTGAACGTGCCCCAATTTGTTCCTGGCACAGTTCCAGCCAATCTTACATTACTAATTTCAACTTTATATCGAGTATTAGTATCTGTTCCATCAGATAGTGTTGCTACCTGGAACAATCTAAATCTCGTTGGTTGTGCGCCTGCCTGCCAAGGAGCGATTTTCTGAGAGAAAATCCAAGGAGTTGTGGCGTTCGTAATAGCGAATTGGCTATCTCCTGTTGAAGGAGCAAAACTGAAACTATCTGTGAATGTTTCAGGATTTCCAATAAGATTTACTCCGTCTGGAGCAGCAGCACCGAAAACCTTCCAATTTGTATTATTTGCTACGATTGCGGCTATAGCATTTTCGTAGACATTATAAAGATAAGCAGCCTCAATTTTTTGACCAGAAATTTGAGTTGATGGATTTCCGGCGGTAGGATTACTACCAAATACATTTGTAATGTATTGTGAATCAGCGGTACTCAACGAGAAGTTGTAAACACCATAAGGTGTAGTACTATTTGAATTCTTCAATGTTAGATTAAATTGATTACCAATAGCATTACTTGGGAATGAAGTAGCAGTAGCAAGTGATGAACCAGAGAATCCTGGAGCAGTCAAATTTTGAATACCACCATATTGGGTGTCATTTAATACAGCCAAAATTTTCATATCACTTGAACCCGAACTCCAAGTGTTTGTGCATGGGTCAAATGTGATAGAACCAGCGGCTGTAAATGTACCGTTATATTGACCAAATGAACCGGATAGAATACCCGAAACTTCAAACGATGGAGCATTACAATTACCAAGAACTGATTTAAGACCACCACTGAATATAGTTACACTTTCAAATGGATAAGTTCCACCAGTAAATAACAATACACCTTCATTAATTGAGCCAGTAAATGTTCCGGCTATAACCGATGATGAAAAATTAGAACCAGTTGTTAAGTTTGCATTAACAGTTAATGGTAAATTCGTTATACCTAATGAAATTGTTTGTCCAGCGTAAAGAATTGAACCACTCTGAGAATTAATACTATAATTCGTATCATCAGCAGCAAGGGGTTGGAAGGTTACAGTTAATGATGCACTTGCCAACTGAATTTGATTTGCTGAAACTACGCTAAATCCTTCTGTAAATCCTTTAGACAAAGAACCTGACAAGAATGCGAAAGAACTACCGGAATTTAAATTACCGATAGAACCATTACGATTCCAACTACCACTTTGAGCGTAGATGACAAATGGAAAATTTTGATTGTATCCAGTAAGACCACCAACGCGGGTGACTGTCACTGAACCTTGTTCTTGTAAATATTGGGTTGCTGTATATGGTCCGTAATATACTCCATCGGGAATACCGAAAGCAGCCTGTAACTGGTTAATGTTGGTAAATACCGTTGGAGCAAAGGCCGGACCGGATGGAAATGGAGCAACGACGACACCACCGATATTCGCCACGCCTGCGGCGACTCCGGATTGGTCAAATTCACGGGTAAATACACCCGGCGAGACTACTTGTGGGTCTGGGCTAAATGTACCGCCCTCTTGTATAGGCATTTTATATTCCTTTCAAATCGTTATTCTAAACTGGTTAAGTTCCTACGAGAACTCAAATATAAATATGACCTAATTATTGGAAAATAAAAAAAACTCAATTCAATTCAGTCGGATATTTGAGGCATCCTGATTTATATCACTTAGATGGTATAAATAACCCTTTTTCAAGGTCTAACTTGCCATCTCCATACTTTTTATATACATTTTGTATGAGATTATCTTCTTTTTCACGCAGAGTTTTAAGTTTTTCTTGGAGTTCGGTTTCTTTAGTAGTGATTAATTTGATAGCATTATCAATTTGCATTTTTTCTAAATACAAACTACCAAATTCATAAACTGTATTTTGAAACTCGGATTGTAGAGAAACTGCTGTTTTTAGTTCTTCTTCTGAAACTTTAATTGGGTCTTTCATAACTTATTTTATAGGCATAGAATCATTTGTTCGGATATACATAGTTGACTTTAGTCAAAATTATTTATCTAAAGTTATATAGAGATGTAATTTCGGTTGTGGATAATACTCTATTATAAATTCTAAAATCATCAAAAGTTCCCCATTGTTGACTTCCTCCACCTCCCCAATTTCCTAAACTGGTTAGAACATCAGTTGCTTGTGCATTTGAAGTTCCTACGGATAGTGCATCAACATAAAATTGAGTGGTGCTACCACTTCCTATTGCTACTAAATGATGCCATCCGGAAAGTGAGCCAACATTATATCCTGAATCATGAAATCCACTAGCATCAGAATTTAGATAACATCCTAATTGATTGCTTGGATTAACAAGAACGTGGTGATTTCCATTTGCGACACCAACATCATTTCTCATTAAAGTTTTATATCCAGACCCTATTAATGGAAAATTTGTCCAAGTTGAAATTGACCATATTGGCGACATAGTGATTGCAGAAGCCGAGACTGTAGCATTTGTAGCGCTTGTATTGACAGCCCATGGACCTATAGTACCTGTTGCCCAAGTAGCAGAATTTAATAAATTTGCGTTACGACTATTACCCGATGAATCAGAAGCGATAGTTCCTGCTCCTTCATCAAATCTGTACCATGCTACTAAATTATTATTGATATTCGAATCGAATCCGTTGTTGTATAAAGCATCGATATCAACTGCTGATAATGCTCTATTATAAATTCTTACGTCATCTAATTTACCATCAAAAGGTTCTGTAAAACTTGGGAATAATCTGCGACCAATTAAAACGCTAGTAGTTGTATTATTGATAGATGTATCCGTAACTCCGGTAGTGTTTTTTAATATTCCATTTATGTAAAGAGACATGCTAAGAGTTGAGGAATTATAAGTTCCAGCAAAATGATACCATTTTCCAAGAGAAGCACTAAAGGGAGTAGAAACCAGACTCGTTCCACCATTGATGTAAAATCTTAATGTGGCGGATGCTTGTTCAAAATCTAACACATACGAACGTCCGGTATTTGTATCTTTAGACAAAAATATATAACCAATGTCACCAGAAGTTGCTTGTGATGTATAATTCGCCCAAACCGAAAGTGTTAAAGATTTTGTAATTTGAAGA